CATGACGGCACGAACGGCCTCGTCGTCACCCTCGTGTGCAGCCTCGCGGCCATCCCGTGAAGGTCGACTTGGGCACGGGTCAGAGCGCAGAACTCCGGCCCACTCTGAACTACGCCGCCGCTCGCGATGTCCGCCGGGCATCGCTGGCGGCGGAGACGGATCGCATGGCCCTGGCTGACTTCGACATGGTGCTCGTGCGGGCCTACCTCGTGTCGGCCACGCTCGGCATCGATGACAGCACCGACGATGCCATCGTCCAGAAACTGGCGGCGGCGGCGCTGTCGCTGTGGAACGGAAAGCTGGACCCAAAAGCTGGCGGCAGCAGCTGAGTTACTACGCGGCTGGTGCCACGATCAAGTTCGAGGACGAAAGCGACATGGCCGACCTCGTGTTCCTGGACAAGCATCCGGGCTGGACATATGCCGACCTGTGCGCGACCCCGGATGCCATCGTCGCCGGGCTGCGCATCCTGGACCGGGAACGAGCCAAGCGTGTCTAGCTTCACGGCCCGCCTCGACCGCAGCCAGGAGGAACGGATGCTGCGCGGCTACACCTCCGAGGCCGTCACCGTGGCGTTGACGGCGGCAGCGGCGGCCGGGGCCAAGGCCGGCACCGTCATCCTCCGGGCGGATGCCCCGATCGGCACCAGCCAGCGCCTGAGCCAGTACTACCGCAAGATGGGCCTCGGTCACGGCACCTTCCGCAGTTCCGTCAAGGCCGCCAAGATCAGGGGCCGGGGCAGTGCCATCCGGGGTCTGCAGGGTAAGACGATCGGCTACGTCCTGGGGCCGATCGGGCGCAAGGCGTTTACCCGGTACTGGCTCGAAAGCGGGTTCCGGCATGTCGGTGGCGTCACCGTCATGGGCACCCATTGGGTCGAGCACGCGGCCCCGATGGTGTTCGCGGTGACGAAACAGGCCAGCGAGCGGTCTTTGGAGGTCTACGCCCGTGGACACTAAGACGACCCTGACCTGGCTGCTGCGCGACGAGGTATCCGGCACGGCCCGCAAGATCAACGGCGAACTCGGCCACCTCGGCCTGCAGACGAAGAAGAACGCGCTCAACTGGGGACTGTTGGGCGGTGCCGTTGCCGCTGCCGGTGGCGTCCTGCTCGATGGCATCAAGTCGGCCATCGACTCCGAGGTCGTCATCCGACGCCTGAATACGTCCCTGCGGGCGAACGCGATCGGCTGGGATGGCAACACGCAGGCGATCGACGACAGCATCGTCAAAGCCGAGCAGTGGTCCGGGTTCGCCAAGGACGATCTCCGTAACAGCCTGTCGCTGCTCGTGGGCGCGACCCACGACGTCACCAAGGCGCAGCAGATACAGACCACGGCCATGGACCTGGCCCGCTACAAGGGCATCAGCCTGCAGGATGCCACCGAGGCGTTGACCAAGGTCGAGACTGGTTCGTACCGCATCCTCAAGTCGTTGGGTATCGAACTGCCTAAGGGCGCGACGCAGGTACAGGCCTTGGCGGCGGTCGAGAAGCTGGCCGCCGGCCAGGCCCGCGAATACGGCGACAGCCACGCCGCCGCGCTGGACAAGATCGGCAACGCTGCCCACGACGCTGCGGAGAACCTGGGCGAGTTCGCGCTCCAGGCCGGCGACGGGGCCGGCAAGGCGTTGTCGTTCCTCAAGGATGGCCTGACCCGCTCGACAGGGCTGTTCTACGAGGGCGCTCTCGGGGTGCGGGTATTCAACAAGGATCTCCTTAAGACGGCCAACATCGCCGACCAAGTCACCGGCAACATGCTCAGTCTTGACGACAGCCTGACGGCCTGGCTGGACCTGCGTGGCCAACTGCCGGGGCAGAAACAGCCCAAGAAACCGGGCGGCACGGGTACCGGCCAGACGGCCTTCGCCTCCGGTGGCGAACTGCCGATGTCCGGAACCGTCACCGTCGGTGAACGGGGACCGGAACGGATGACCCTGTATCCGGGCGGCGGTGGCCACGTGACGCCTAACGGCGGCGGCGGCACCAGCCACGGCCACGACATCTACCTGGACGGGCAGAAGGTGGGCGAATTGCTCGATCGCCGGAGTTACTACGCCCTGCGTCGGGCGGCTCCGACGCTGAACCGCGTCTGATGGCGGTCGGCGCGATCCTGGGGACGGCCCTGACCACGCACGCGGCACGACCACAGATCCTGACCGTGGGCGGCACCGATGTCATCCTGTTGCCGACCGGCGGTGGCAACGTCCTGGGGACGCCGATCGAGAGTATCGCGGTCAGCGAGAAGGGTCCAGGTGCGGTCAGCACGATGTCGTTCACGGTCGAGGATCCCGGCCTCGTCATGACGATCGCTGACGGGATGGAAGTTCGCTACCACGACGGGACGATCGATGTGCCCATCTTCGCCGGCTGGCTCGATCACTGGTCGGTCAGCCCTTGGGCGGGGACCGGGGCTATCTACCAGGTCACCGCCGTGGGGACGGAATCGCTGCTTGATTGGGCGATCCTGTCGACCGATCTGACGTTCACCGGCTCGAACGTCAACGATGCGATCCAGTCCATCGTCGCCAATTGTTACGGCATCGGTCCCCTGCGAGCGTTCATGCGGCCAAGTGGCGGCGGGACCGCGACGCAGGCGTACCCGATGGGCAACTTCACTTCGTACACGATCCTGACGATGACGGTCTCGGCGGGAACATCGTTGCGCGAAGGCATCCGCCAGGTACTGGCTAACATATCGTTCGGCACCTACACGTTCAACATCGCCTATACCGTGGACCTGTGGTTCGGATTGCGCCTCTACCTCGTCAGCGCGACCGGTACGACAAACGACGACTACACGGCGTTCACGGTCGTGGACGACCCGACGACGGTCGGGTTCCATGCCGTCGATCTGTCCTATGACACCGAAGCGGCGACATTCCGGGGCGTGTTCGTCAAGGGGCTCAACGCAGCCGGCACAGGATTGATCACGGACGGAACGGGTCTGCTCGGTCCGATCGCTTACGTCAACGATCAGACGGTCGACTCAGCTGCGAAGCTGGCGGCAACCGGTGGCGCCTACCTCGGTCAATACGTATCGAAACTGAGAGGTTCATTCGTACTCGAAGCGTTCACCCGGACGGCGCTGGGGGAGAGTACCGCCAGTACTATCCATCCAGGAGCCAAGGCCATCGTGACCGATGCTCGGGTCGGATTGAATGCCGTCGTCCTGCTCTTCTCGCAGATTGATAAGACGTTCAACAGCGGCGGGACAGAGAATTGGACGTTCAGTTTCGGGGGATTGCCGCCTTCCGCTGCCGCGTTGACCCGTCACCTTACCCTCACCGCCCGAGCCTAGGAGAGCGTCATGGCCGAGAACTTCGTCAACGTCACCGAGGGCAGCGGCAAGAAGCTGCACACCTTCAACCGGACGATCGGTGCCAACGACGTTCACGACGAACTTGTCCTGCAGGCCGAGCCATATCTGGCGGGATACATCGTGTTCACCGGGGCGGTCAGCACTGCCACCGCGAACAGTCACCTTATCCAGGTCATGGCTGGGGCCAGCCTCAAGGTTCGAATCCGGCGGATCGAGGTGTTTCAGTACGCGATGGCGACGACGGCGGCGCTCGTCGACATGCGCGTCGTTCGGTTGTCGTCTGCGGGGACCGGTGGTACGGCGTTGACGACAAGAGCCATGGAAACGACTGATTCCGCTTCGGGAGCGACGGCGATGTCTTTGCCAACGGCCAAGGGCACTGAGGTCAATGACATGATCTTCGCTCGGCCGTACTTCATGCAGACGATCGGGGCCTCGACGCCGCTGGTGACGCCCGCCGTCGTGTGGGACTTCGACCGGCCTCGGACCAAGCCTCTTATCCTCCAGGCAGGAGCCACTATCGGCATCGCTGTGAAATGTGTCGACGCCACCGCCGGAGCATCCGCCGTCGTCAATGTCTGGTTCGACGAGACGAACTTCTGATGGCGCACTATCGCAAGCTGCCTTGTGCCGATGAGCGTGGCCAGGGCCCGATCATTAACTGTGTTGCGGCCGGTGGCGTCAACCTGGCCCGGGCGGCAACGAACGGGACCGTACCGGCGACGGATGCCGAGGTCCTGGCCCTCCGTGCGGCCACAGGAGACACGCAGGGCGGCGAAAACCTGCACGACCTACAACATGGCATGCAGGCACGTTACGGCTTCCTGACGACGCTGGACGAGTCATGGCCGGCGATCGCCAACGGCCTCGGCTCCGGCAACAGGTGGGTGGCGGCGGTCGGCTACCTCCACCAGCTGCCGGGACGCCTTTGGACGCAGCCGACCGACGTGTTCCATTGTGTCGTGTTCGGTCCCGATAGCTCAACCCGGGCGGTCATCGTCGACCCGCTGCAACGGCCGGTCCCCCTCTACCGCTACATCTCCATGGCCGAGGTGCAGACGTTCTGTAAGTCCGGCGGCTACAGCAGTTTGTCGATCGGCGAGTACACGCATGCGGCCTACGTCGGCCATATCGCCAAGCGTGGGGCGTTCTGGCAGTATACGAAGCATCCGAGCGGACGCTGGACACGCCGAGTGGCGGTCAGTCGCGGGTTCAGCGCGGATACGACCCTGGCCCGCGCCTACGTCAACGTCCTGGGCAAGACTCGCCGGATGGTCCAGGTCACGACCGGCTACCGGATCGGCCAATGGGTCGACACGGCACAGTTCGTTTATACGGAGATCCTGGCATGAACCTCGGCGCTCGCCTGACCGATGGCCTCGGGATCAGCCGGCTTACCGGGAGCAAGGTCGTCAAGGACTTCGTCGCCGACCTGCTGCTGAGCGGCGCCGCCGCGCTTATGGCGTCCCAGATCATGGATGTCCGCGACGCCATCCAGTCGCCCCACGTCGCCGGCTTCGCGCTGGCCGGTGCGTTTATCCGGGTCGCGTACCGGGCAGCCCTGCGTTGGGCGACGACGCCATAGGACGAATGGCCCCCTTGACAGGTCGGCTACGGGAGGCGTATACCTTCCCCTGAACGCGACGAGGCCCCGGCTACAGATCACCGGGGCCTTCCAGTCGCGAACGCTTGAGGGGTAAGCGCCGATGTCGATGCTAGCAGTTCTGTCAATCCTCTTCTCGCTTTCGGGAACGCCGACGATCACGGCGACCCAAACATGCGAGCGATACACGGTCGTCGTGGTCGTGCCGGTTCGAGGCGTGTTCGATGTCCTCGTCAACGGCGTCGAGGTCGGCTCCGGCAACGCCCCTGGACATGCCACCTTCACCGGTCGAGCCGTCTCCGGTTCGGCCGAACTGGACGTCACGGATATGGCCGGTCAACGGACGACCTACTCGGTGCCGCTCGATTACGTCGCCGATTGCTTCACGCCACCGCCGACGAGTACTGAGACGAATCGGTTGCCGGTCGTGGTCGGCACCGCTGCCGTGTTCGCGGCGTTGTGCGGGCTGTTGATCCTATTCCTGACCTTGGCCGTGTGGCCGGATGACCGACAGTGGTAGCCGAGCGTCGCCACTGCAACACCGTCGGTTGTCGCCGGCCACCGAAGCCGGGCTGGGCGTTCTGCGAGCAATGCCTGCGGGCGTGGCTCGATCGGAACAGCCGATGAAGCTGACCGCGGCCAACCACGCGATCCGGGCCAGGAACGTCACCGCCAGCGAGGTCGGGGCGTTGCTAGGGCAGCATCCGTACACGAGCCCTGGCCGCATCTGGGACCGGCTCAACGGCCTCGACCAGCCGAAGCCGCCGACGTTGGCGATGCAGTTCGGCTCCGAGGTCGAGATCATCATGGCCCGGATGGCGGAGAACTTGCTGCGGCGGACGTCGTTCCCCGACTACGATCACCTCCCGGTCCGGATCCGGCTCAACGCGCGGACGTTCGAGCACGATCGCATCCGGCTCTGTGCGACCCCGGATGCCTACGTCCTGGGGACCAAGACGCTGGTCGAGCTCAAGACCAGCTGGTCGCAGAACCGGTGGCGGGATGGCCTGCCACCGGACATCGAGTGGCAATGCCGGGCGCAGATGGCCTGCACGCATCGCAGCGAAGTCATCGTCTACGTGTTCACCGGCAAGGAGACCGTCTACATCGTCGACCGGCATCACGGCAAGGAGCGCCTATTGACCCAGGCAGTCGAACGGTTCTGGAACGAACACATGGCGACGGGTATCCGCCCGGTCGACCCACCCGCACCGGCTATCGTCTACAGGAGCAAGTGACATGACTGACATCGCTTTCGACCACGACCGCGACCTCGAGCGACCCAAGGGCATCTACCCCGCCTGCACCTTCGTCAGCGTCGAACCGATCACGATCAAGGACAAGGTCAGCGGCGAGGACAAGACCGTCTGGCGCTGGCTGTTCATCGACGAGCACGACGCCGAGCTGGACACGATCACCGGCACCAGCTTCCGGCCACGGACCAACGCCCTGAAACTGCTCACGTCGCTGTTGGGGCGCGTGCCCCAGGATGGTGACAAGCCCGCCGACGTCTACGGCAAGGACTACGATGTCGTGTGGGGTGAGAACCAGGGCGGCAAGCTGACGATCACCGACCTCATGCCGACCAAGGCCAAGAAATGACCCCGCTCCTGTCTCCCGAACGCCAAGCGGTCCGCAGCGCCCTGTACGACATCCTCCTGGCGCACAACGGCACGAAGGACTGGAAGCTGACCACGATCCTGTGGGACGCCATCGTGAGGGTGGCGGGGAGGAAGACGTGACCACGCTCACACGTCGCGAACGGGAGGAACAGGAGGCCGAGGACTACGCCGCGTGTCTCCGCGACGGCCTGCGCCACGACTGGGCCGCGCTCAACGCCGACATCATCGACCGCTTCTCGCTCACGGCCTTGGTGCGGATCAAGACTCGCGCTTGGCAACTGGCAACGGAGCGCCGGCCATGACCACGCTCCGGGCACTCCGCGATGAGGTCGCGGCGAGACACCGCAACCTTTCACATTCGACCAACATCGGCTCAATCGTGAGTTACTGCAAGTGCGGCAATCCGTGGCCCTGTCCCGAGTCCCGCCTCGTCGCGGCCCTGTCCGATGAACGGTTGGCGGCCGGGCTGGACCGATGGCGGTTCTCGGCTAAGACCATCGCCGCCGCCCTGCTGGACGTGACGGTGGAGGAGGAACGATGACCGAACCACGGACCGAAGCCGGGAAGCGGCTCATCCTCCAGTTCGAGGAACAGGCCCGACTCAGCCCTGGCAGTCGGACGCTTCGCCAGCACGTCCTGTCAGAACTACGTAACGGCATCCTCGCCATCGAAGCCGAAGCCGCCGCCAGTGTCCCGCGCTCCCCGGAGCCGTGCGACGCTCCCGCTATCGGCGGACGGTGCGTGCTGCCTCGCGGTCACAACATGGGCAACGCTGACGTTCCCGAGAACCATCACGCCGCGCCGCCGCCCCAGCGGTCGTCCCGGCCCTGAGCGAAAGGAAGCAACCGTGAGCGATGCTATCTACGTTGCCGCAGCTGACCTCATCGACAGCCAGGCGCGACACGGCAACCGAGTTCAGGACTACGCGTTCGGGCTGCCGTATGACCCGATCAGGAACCCCGAGGGATTCCGGGCGTATACGACCCTGAAACGGTACAAGGCCAAGCACCACCTGACCTGGGAGACGTCGCCGTTCGGCCGACGGACGTACTTCAGCGAGAAGGCGCACGCGATCCTCGTGGCCGTGAGACGGGAACTGGCCCTTGGCCACGACCTGCACACGTGCCAGATCGCGCGCATGACCGGAGCCAGCCAAGGCTACGTCACCAAGGTCCTGCAGCACCTGCACCAATGGCGGTTCATCGTCGTGGCCAAGGTCATCCGTGGTCGCTGGGGCCGCATCGTCGCTGCCCTGGCTGAACGTAGACGTCAATCATTCCTCCCCTCGAAGAGGGACGTTCCACTATGGAGGAATGATTACGTCGCCAGCCTGACCGAGGAACGCTACCAGCGCGATATCGACCCACGATTACGGGCGTTGGCGGCCAAACCGTGGACGCTCGAGGAGCTCGGCGTCGCGTGAGACGGTTCACCCGCGACGTCATCCGTGAGCGAGCGGCCCTGGCACTGAACGATCCGGCCGGAGAGGCGGATGCGGTGGTGCCGATGTCGCGCGATCAAGCATTCACGATCCTGTTTGGGAGGGCACGTCCGGTTGTCGAATTGGCAGGACACGCTGCGTGTTACGCTCGGGGACTATGCCGTTGCCGACCGACTCGGCCTACCGTATGAGGGCCGGGGGATGCTGCGTTGCCCTGCCCACGAGGACAAGGTCAAGTCGCTGTCCTATCGCTGGCTGAGCGACGGCAAGCTGTTGCTGCATTGCTTCGCTGGCTGCACCTGGGAACAGATACGTGCTGCTCGCTAGCATCGTCCTCGGCTTGGCGACGTGGTACGGCGGCAGCATCGGCCACGCCGCAGCCGGCCCTGCCCTGCGTCACATGCTCGGTCCCGACTGGCGTGGCCAGGTCGTCGACGTGTGTAGCAAGGCTACCTGCATCGTTGTCAAGCTCACCGACTGGTGCGCCTGCGGCAACGGCCACGTCATCGACCTCGATCGTCGTGACTTCGTCCACCTGGCACCCTTGTCACACGGCATCGTGTCTGTCATCGTTGCTGCCCATGGGCATGGGGATCACGGGCTGGGACAAGACACGCAAGCGCATCCTGCAACGCGATCGCTACGTGTGCCAACTGTGTGGTCGAGCGGGGGCGGACAGTGTCGACCATATCGTGCCGCGATCCTTGGGTGGCAGGCATGGTGACGCGAACCTGCGTGCTGCCCATGTCAGTTGCAACAGCAGCAGGGGTGCACGCCAGCGTAGGCACGATCCACGTACACAGTTGCGTCTCAACCTGCCATACGCACGAGAGTCGCGCTTCGGTTAGTCAGCAACGACTAACGTCTACCCCCGGCCATCTTCTGGGCGACGCCTCAGGACCCCAGCCCTCAGCGTTCGAATGACCACAAGGCTGGTCAAACCGAGGTATGAGACGCCCAAACCCCGCACTTTCGTAGGCAGTTACGGGGTTTCGGTCGCAGATTGGGCGTTTCGGGTCATGGGGATCACGCTGGGCAGCTGGCAGGCCTACGCGTTGCACCAGATGCTGCGCTATGACGCCAGGGGCGACCTCATCCACCGGATCGCGTTGCTGTCGACGGGCCGGCAGAACGGCAAGAGCATCATCGTCCGATCGTTCATCGGCTGGATGCTCGATGAGGGTCAGGACCTGCCGGCGTTCCGTGACTGGACGACGATCCTGGCAGCAGCTCACGATGCGAAACAGGCCCGGATCGTCTACCGCGGCGTGCAGGCCGACTTCGAGACGATGCCCCGGCTCAAGGCCGGTAGCCGGATCAGCGGCTACCGGGGCATCGCCAAGGACAAGCTGCTGTTCGATGTCGTGACCGCCCAACCCGGCTCCGCCCGTGGCCTGTCGGCGGGAGCGATCGCGTGGGACGAGGTCGTCACGCAGAAGGACTTCAGCATGTGGGAGGCCCTGTCACCGACGCAGTCTGCCCAACGGAACCCGTTGATGATCCTGACCAGTACGGCCGGCCTTGAGGACAGCGTCCTGTTGCGGTCGTTCTACGATCGGCTGGTGCGGCAGGCATCCGGCGACGAGAAACCGGACCGCACGTTCTACGGGGCCTGGTGGCAGTCCCGCGACATCGACGCGCAGCTGGATTGGAAACAACTACGCCAGGCGAACCCGGCCCTGGGCGATGGTCGGTTGTCGCGGGCGGCGATCAAGACCGAGCACGGCCTGTTGCCGGCCGACAGTTGGCGACGGGAACGGCTGAACCACTTCGTCGACAGCCGCAGCGAGTTCAGCGCCTTCCGACCGGGCGTGTGGGCGGCGCTGCGGACACCGGAGCCGCTCAAGGACGTCAGCCCGCCGTTCGCGCTGGGCATCGGCGTCGCCCCCGGCTGGGAACGGGCGACGGTGGCCGTAGCCGCCGTCAGGCCCGATGGCCGCATCGGTGTCGAGGTCTATCGCGACCTGCGCGACGGCGTGACCCCGTTGCGGATCACGGCAGCGGTCGAGGCGTTCGTCCGCGAACGCGACGTCCAGGTCATCGCCTACGATGCCAGTTCCGGCGGCGCGGGCGAGTTCGACCGCCACGGCCAGGAGAGCGGACTCAACTGGGACGGCCTGAAACCGTCCGCGATGGTGTCCGCGACGATGGACGTGTCCGAATTGATCATGGCCGGCCGGCTCGCGGTCGACGATCCGTTGCTCGATGCCCAGCTGCCGGGCGTCGTCAAGCGCAACGTCGGCGTGGACGGAGCCTTTCGGTTCAGTCGCGGCAACAGCCTCGGCCCCATCGACGCGATCGAGGCGATGACCCTGGCTGCCCATGCCATCGCCTACAGCCCGTTGCCGGGCGTGTGGTGAACGGCGACGTCACCTAGGACCCGCGTCAGCCGGGTCAAGGCATGGGCTAGGAGCCGACGTCGCCGTTCCCGCTCACGGTACTCCGGGTGGCGTGCTCGCCAGTCGCGGTAATAGGCCTGTCGGAACGACTGGATATGCCAGCTGCCACCGCGACAACCCGGATATCCGGGTCGGGAACGACTAGACGACTGCATAATCCGGTGTAGTATGCAGTCGTGAGCCGATCACCCTGGGATCTCGGCGCTGTCCTTGAACGTGACGCCGACCCCGTCAGCATGGTCGGCTTCCCCAACGGCGCGACCAGCCCCGGCGTCATTCCCTACGGCGTCAGTTCCACCACCGTGGCCGGTCTCAGTGCCGTGTGGCGTTGTCTGGACGTCCTGGGGACCGGCGTCAGTCAGCTGCCGTGGCGCGAGCATCGCGGGACGCTCGACCTGCCCCTGAGCCGGCTGACCCGACGACCGTCCGCGTTCTACACCCGGCGCGAGTGGGTCCAGCTGGTCGTGCGGACGCTGGCCCTGTACGACGTGGCCTACCTGCTCAAACTTGAGCCCTACGATTACGAAGACGTGCCGATGGGCCTCTGGCCGATCCCGCCGACGATCATCATCCCGCGCGTGATCGACACGTACACGCTCACGCCACCGACCAGCTACGTCGTCGGTCGGACGGTAGTCGACGCCGCCAACATCGTCGTCATCCGGCGTGGTCCGTTGCCGGGCGTGCCCGACTACCTGGGCGGGATGCTCACCCTCGCCCGCGCGACGTTCGCGGCGGCGATGGCTGCCGACAACTACGCCAGCCGCTACTGGCAGGCTGGCGGCGCTCCGACGACGGTGCTCGAAACGGATGCCAACCTGTCCGATCAACAGGCCACGGCCCTGGGCAACCGCTGGGCACAGCGACGGTCGATGGGGCCAGATCATCCGGCTGTGGTCAGCAACGGACTCAAGGCCAAGCAGTGGGGTGCCGACCCGACGACGCAGAGCGCGGTCGAGGCCCGCCGGGACATGGTCGCGGACGTTGCCCGTTACTTCGGGATTCCGGCCCGGTTGGCTAACGCCCCGAGCATCGACAGCCAGACGTACAAGACGAGCCAGGAAGAGAACATCGACCTGCTCCATTACACCCTGGAGAACTACATCGGCTCCATTGAGGACGCCATGACCGACCTGTTGCCGGGCAACCGCGAGGTCAGCATCGTGCGGACCGGCCTGACCGAGGGCACGATGCTCAGCCGGTTCCAGTCGTACCAGCTCGCCACCGGGGCGCAGCCCTGGATGAGTCCCGCTGACGTCCGCGAGGCCGAAGGCATGCCGCCGGTCGAGGTGGTCGGTCCGGACGACGACAGTCAACGGCCGATGATGCCCATCGAGACGATGCCCAGCGCGGCGATCATCGCCGCCACCACCGGGAGGCCCTGAATGACACGGACCACGGAACTCGTCGGTTCCCTTCGCAGCATCGAGGGCGAGCCGCTTACGTTCGAGGGCACGGCGGTGCCGTACGGGATGCTCTCGCTCGGCCCGGTCGCCGAGTACGGAGCCAAGGAAGCGTTCGCGCCGCACAGTTTCGCGGCCAGCGCCACCTACTGGATGAGTCGGGATGACGGAGCGCGGATGGCGTTCCGTGAGCGGCACGGATCCCCGGACATCGGGACGATCGCGGAACTTCGGGACGAAGATGCGCGGTTGGCCTTCCGGTTGGTCCTCGACGACGATCCCGCCGGCCAGGCATACGCACGCAAGGTCCGGGCGGGCCGCAACGGCGTATCCATCGAGTTCGCCCCCGAAGGGGAGCCGGAGAAGCGGGACGGGTATGTCCTGCATCGCGCGGCGAAGCTGTACGCCATCGCCGGGAGTGTCAGCCCGGCTTACGACGGGGCCCGCCTGTCGATGCGAGATATGGAGGAACTTCCTGTGACCGAACCCATCGCCCCGGCCCCCCCGCCGGTTCCCCAGGACACGGCTCCGGCCATCCCCGTCGCCGTGCGCGACGCGGCCGAGCGCAGCCAGGTCGCCGCCATTGGTGGCGGGGCCGCCGATCCGAACACCCACCGCGCCCTATCGTTCTTCCGCGATGCGACCATCTACGGCCGGGATGCGACCGACGAGCACGGCAACCATCGGTCGTTCTTCTCCGACCTCGTCAACCGCAACCGCGACAGCGGCGCGGCCGAGCGCCTCGAACGCCACGAGCGGATGCTCACCGACTTCAGCAAGCAGCTGGAGCGGGCCGGCGACGTCCTCAGCTCCGAAATCCCCGGCGCCTACCCGAACCTGTACATCCCCGGCGTGTTCACGCCGCGCATCCTCAAGGGTCGCCCGATGGCGAACTTCATCCAGTCGTTCCCGATCAGCGACGCCCTGCCGCGGGTGTACGCGGTCGCGTCGACGGCCACGACCGCCACGGTCCAGGCCAGCCAGACGACCAACCCGGCGGCATCGGACTTCGCGACCACGAGCAAGACGGCCACGCCGCTGCTCTACGGCGCGTCCAGCCTCGTGGCCCGGCAGGTCGTCGACGGGGCCAGCCCGGCGGCGGAGCAGATGCTCCTGCAGGACATGTACGAGGCCTACGGCCAGGTCACCGAGGCCGCGGCCGTCACCAAGGTCGAGGCCGTCGCGGCCGCGTCGGGCGTGGCGATCACGGCGGCGACCCCGTATGCCGGCACCGTCGGCAACGTCGTGGCCTACTACGGGGCCCGGTTCAAGCCGGCCGAGGGCCAGTTCTACCCGGCGGCGTTGTTCGCGGTGCTGCTCGCGCAGAACGACACGACTGGTCGCCCGCTGCTCCCCGCGATCAACGCGATGAACAGCGACGGCACCGTGGCCATCGGCGGCTCCGGTGGCGGCATCCTCGGTGCGCAGTTGATCCTGTCGTGGGGCTCGACGGCGAACCACGTCATCACCCTCCGGCGCGACGATTACGTCATCTTCGAGTCGCCGGTGCTGAACTTCCGCTACGAACAGGCCACCGGGCCGGCCGGCTACAACGTCGGTTGCTGGGCCTACTTCGTCACCTCCGAGCGTGGCCCGGCCGGTGTCGGCGGGCTGACGGTCACCGCCGCGTAAGCGGTCCATGGGCGGGGCCGGTGCCCCGGTCCCGCCCGCACATCTGAAAGGACCAGCCATGGCGGCGTATACCGGACTCACGGCAGCGACGACGGCGGCCCCGACCCGCCTCGTCACGAGCACGAACATGGTCGTCGGGGCCTATACCGTCGCCAACGCCAGCCCGACGTGGCAGGGCGGCGGCCTCGTCACGATCACCCACACGGCCGTCGGCGCGGCAGACACCCTGGGCACCGTCAGCGTCGTCGGGACGGACCTGGCCGGCAACGTGCGGACAGATGTCATCACGCCGATCGCGTCATCCGTGGCCACGGGCGTCATCCCGTTCCGCACCGTCACCGCGATCACCGGGGCCGGTTGGGTGATCAATGCCGGCAACGACACGGTCACGATGGGCTTCGCGGCCGGCTCGATCGTGTGCGGCACCGATGGCGTTCTGTTCGCGATCGTCGTCAACACGACGGCGGCATCATCGATCGTCGTGTCCGATAAGAACAACACCATCGCGACGCTCAAGGCGAGCATCGCCGAGGGCCACTACATCTACGGATCGGGGCTCGACTTCGTCGGTTACCTCAAGGTCGCGTTGACCGGCGCGAATGACATCACCGTGATCGCCAGCGCCACGCGGCCGAGCGGTATCTGATGGCCGGTCTGTGTACGCTCGCCAACGTCAAGCTGGCGTTGTTCCCGACGGGCTACACGGACACGACCGACGACACCGTCATCCAGAGCTACATCGACGCCCTGACCGATGAGGTGCAGGAGTACACCGGCCGCCAGTTCGTCGTCGACAGTGGCGCGACCGATTACTACTTCGACGTCGACCGCAAGAGTCGCAAGCTCGTCATCCCCCAGGGCATCGCCACCGTGAGCACGGTCGGCTACGCCCTGACCAGCCAGCCGGCCACGGGTGGGACGTACACGACGGTCAACGCCGCGTATGTCCTGCTCCGGCCGTTGCTCGTCGACCGGCGGCAGGGGTTCCCGGCTGACAGCATCGAGATCAGCGACCTCGATACGACTTCGAGCGCGTTTTACCCCGGCTATAACACCGTCAAGATCAATGGCACGCTCGGCTTCCCGACGGTGCCAGCGACGATCGAACGGCTGGCCGTGGCCATCGTCATCCGCCGCTGGCAGGCCCGTCGGGGTGGCCAGTCGGACACGATCGGCCCGCCCGGCTTCGATGGCAGCATCCTGCGGTTCATGTCACCCGAGGAACGGGCGACCCTCGACCGCTATGTCGACGTGCCGGTCGGATGACGCTCGACCTCAATGCCACCGCCATCGCCATCGCCGCCCGCTATGCCCCTGGGCAGCTGACGGCGCCGACCGGACTCAACACGATCCGCAGTTCGGTGGCGGCCCCGCCCGGTGCCATCGGCCCGACCCCGTGCGTCGTCGTGACGCCCGAACAGGGCCAGTTCGAGACCGGCAACGGCACCCGCACCGGCATCCAGGAATGGTGGGTCCGGTTCTACCTCGACCAGACGAGCGACCTTGAACGGTCGCTGCCGGCGCTGCTCAAGTGGCTGTCCGTGCTCATGTACCAGCACCTGACGTCGACCACGCTCGGCGGCACCGTCGCGTGGGTCAAACTGTTCAGTTACCGGGTCGGCATCCTCGTCTATGGCGGCGTGGATTACACCGGCATCGAACTCACCGTCCATACCGCCACGAATGAACCATGGGGCGCGAGCGCCTAGAAAGGACCGGCCATGGCAGGCACGGATGTCTTCACGAGGGTCAACCTGGCCAAGGAGACGGTTCACGGCACGCCCGTTGCCCGGACCCGGCGCTGGTACGGCATCGCCGCCGGCAACCTCGACATCGGCGACCAGTGGAACTTCCACGAGAACGAGAACCGGGGCCAGCGGGTGCGGATCAGTGCCCACGCCCCGACGCAGGTCCGGGGCGCGCCCACGCTCAAGTTCCAGGACACGCAGGGCGTCGGCTTCGACGACCTCGTGCAGCTGTGGAGCGCCGGGCTGCAGGGCGGTCGGACGGGTGTCGGCGGCAGCGCCGACAAGACCTGGACGTTCACGCAGCAGCTGACGGCCAGCCATGCCTACGAGTCGCTGGCGGCGGACGTGGGCGACGACGTGCAGAACTGGATCCTGCAGTACGTCATGCCCACCCGCTGGAAGTTCAGCAGCCCGTTCGGGGACCTGTGCCACTTCGAGGCCGATTGCTTCGCGCAGCAGGCGATCAAGGGCGCCGCCTCGGCTCCGGCCGAGGTCAACCCGATCATGATCGACAGCGACCTGTTCACGCTCAAGTTCGCGGCGTCGTTCGCGGGCCTCGGCGGTGCGGCCGTCAACCTGAACTTCCTGCGCAGCTGGGACTTCGAGTACAACACCGGCATCCTGCCCCGGTTCTACCAGGACGGCACGCTGTTCCTCGGTCAGCACATCGAGGGCGACATCAGCGGCACTCTGTCGATGGAGGTCGAGTCGACGGCCCTGGCCGTGTCCGAGTTCGTTGACAAGTACCGGGCGGGGACGATCGACTACGTCCGACTCAAGAACACCGGGCCCGTGCTCGGCGGCACGTTCTACAGCCTGCAGTTGGACATGCCGGTCTATTGGGACCAGCCCAAGCCGATCAGCAGCAATGACAACGGGGTCAACCTGTACACCGTCACCGGGCGACAGGCCCATGACGGCACGAACGGCCTCGTAGTCACCCTCGTGTGCAGCCTCGCGGCCATCCCGTGAAGGTCGACTTGGGCACGGGTCAGAGCGCAGAACTCCGGCCCACTCTGAACTACGCCGCCGCTCGCGATGTCCGCCGGGCATCGCTGGCGG